GAAAAATATGGTGATGTAAAACCTGAATGGATGGCGGTTATTATGCTTTTAGGAGATAATCTGCAACTGTATAAGGATTGTCTTAAGTCCATTAAGGAAAATGGAATATATGATGCTTCAACAGGCAAAAAAAATCCTTTGCTTACTACAACAAAAGACCTTCAAGCCACAATAATGAAACAGGTGCAACATCTTGGACTATCACCATACAGCATCAGTAAGATAAAACTTGCAGATGAAGAAGATACTGATGAATATATTGAGGATTTAACTAATGGCTAATAATAGTGGATTTGTGGGATAATTACCTACCACCACTAAATATTTATAACACAAAACTAATGGATAACAAATATATAGAATATGCCAATGATGTTGTTAGTGGAAAGATTGTTACCTGTAAGTATGTTAAGCAAGCCTGTGAAAGATACCTAAGTTTTTTTGACAAGTATGATTTTAGACCTGACAAAGTGGATAAGGTTATAAATTTCATTTCCAAACTTAGACATTTTTGTGGATTGCACAACGGTAAACCATTTACCTTATTACCTTATCAAATTTGGATAGTTGCAGCCATATTTGGATTTTACTACAAAGGTACTGATAGAAGGGTAACTAACTATGTTTATGTAGAATTAGCAAGAAAGAACGGTAAGACAGCGTTTATAATGGCTATATGCCTTTATATGTTAATAGCAGATGGTGAAAATGGTAGTGAAGTGGAGTTGGTGGCAAACAGTGCTAAACAGGCTAAGATAGGTTTTACTATGGCTTCCAACTTTCTACAAAGTATAGACAGGAAAGGAAAGTACTTTAAGCGTTACAGGGATAGCATCAAGTTTGACTATAAAAAGGCACTGTTACAGGTTTTAAGTTCTGATGCAGGCGGTAATGATGGTTATAATAGTTATGCTTTTTGCCTTGATGAATGTCACGCACAACCTGACAGCAGACTTTGGGATGTAATGTGTTCTTCTCAGGGTATGCGCCAAAATCCGCTTGCTATTATAATCACTACAGCAGGCTTTAATAAGTTTGGTTTTTGCTACTCATACAGGAACACCTGTACTGAAATACTCAGCGGTGTTAAAGAAGATGATTCACAATTTGCTGCTATCTACACTTTAGATGAAGATGATGATTACACTAACCCTGATGTATGGATTAAAGCAAATCCTTCATTAGGAATAACAGTACTACCAACATACTTAGAACAACAGGTAAACAAAGCAAAGAACAACACAACTTTAGAAGTAGGTATTAGGACAAAAAACTTTAATCAGTGGGTAAACAGTTCTGATGTATGGTTAGGGAATGATATATTATTAAACAACACAAAAACTATTAGACTTAATGACTACAAAGATTATAACTGTTATATTGGTGTGGACTTGTCAGCGGTAAGTGACTTAACAGCGTTTAGTGTAATGATACCAACAGATGATAAGTTTGTTTTTAAGACTTTCTACTATTTGCCTGAATCTGCTCTATATGATAATGTAAACAGTGAAACTTACAAACTATGGAAAAGACAAGGTTACTTAAACATAACTAACGGTAATGTAGTAGATTATGACTATGTATTAAAAGACATCCTGAAAGTCAGTGACACAATACCTATTAATAAAATAGCCTATGACAGTTATAACGCTACACAATGGGCAATTAATGCAACCGCTGAAGGTTTACCATTAGAGCCATATTCACAGGCACTATGGAGTTTTAACCAACCTACAAAGGAGTTTGAAAGGTTAATAAAGATGGGTAAAATAGTTATTGACAATAACCCCATTACAAGGTGGTGTTTTTCTAATGTAACTATTAAGTCAGACCATAATGACAACGTTAAGCCTGTGAAAACTCAGGATATGCAGAAGATAGATGGTGTAATTGCTATGATAGAAGCGTTAGGTGCTTACCTGAAAGAACCACAATATAACAATATAATTGGTGTAGTTTAATAACTTTTTTAAATAACGTGATATTTATATATAGATATGAAAGTAAATTGGAAAAAAATTTGGAATGTAGGATTAGGAACAGAAAAACGCTCTACAGCACCTACTGATAGCAACACTTTTTATCCGTTTGGTGATTCCCTGATGTTTGGTGTGTTGCAGAATCAGAACAGTGCTATGAATATTAGTGCTGTTTATAGGGCAGTAGAAATTATTTCTGATTCAGTGGCTATGTTACCAATTAAGATTAGACAGACTGACAACGGCAAAAAAGAGGAAATAGAAAATCACCCACTTAATTACATCTTTAAAGATAATCTTATTAGCAAGTATAATCTTATTAAATTGCTTATTCAGTCAGTTCTTTTGAAGGGTAATGGATTTGCATATATTAAAAGGGCAAAAGATGGTACAGCAACAGAATTACAATATTTGGAAAGTGGGGATGTTCAGATTAACTATAACAAGCAGAAGAAAGAACTATTTTACACCTGTAACATCATTTCTGCCAAAAAGATAGAGCCTTGCAATATGATACATTTAGTGAAAAACTCCTATGATGGAATTAACGGTGTATCTGTAATTAGTTATGCTGCAAGAAGTATTAAGTTAGCAAACAGCACTGAAAATTCAGCAAGTTCTTTCTTTACTAATGGTTGTAATTTGTCAGGTGTTCTGACTGTTCAGGGGCAATTATCAGATAAACAAAGAAATGACATTAGAAGTTCTTGGAATCAGGCATATAGTAACGGGGGTAACGGTTTGGCTATATTACAGGGAAATATGGACTATAAACCTATACAACTTAATGCAGCAGATTCCCAACTATTAGAAAGTAGATTGTTTGAGGTACAGGATATAGCAAGATTTTTTGGAATATCACCTGTATTGTTAGGTGACTTGTCACACACATCTTATAACAGTATAGAAGCAACACAGAATCAGTTCTTACTACACACACTTAATCCTTATATAATAATGTGTGAAGAAGAATTTACAAGGAAACTGTTAAAACCTTCTGAAAGTAACCTTAGTATAGACTTAGATGAAACAGCACTACTTAAAACAGATAAGACAGCACTTGCAAGTTATTACGGCAGTCTGTTAGATAAAGGTGTACTTTCTATAAATGAAGTAAGAAAGGAATTAGGATATAACAATATAGAAGGCGGTGATTCTCACACTATAGCATATTCTAAGATAGAAGATAACACAATAGAAACAAATAAAGAAGGGGATATAAAGGATGAATAAAGTATATAATTTTGATTCAAACAGTACTGAAAAATATGTACCTATAGAAGATGCCTGTTGTGACGTAAATATTACTAAGACTATTGCAGCAAACAATTATTCAGCACTTGTATTTCCTTTTGATATTACAAGTAAAGAACAGTTTGAAAGTAACTTTGGTACTACCAAATATTCTATATTACAGGATTTTTTCCTAATAAACGGTGGTGCTTCTGCATATTTAGGAATATATGAAAAAGAAGATTATCCTATATTAGCAGGTACTCCAATTAGGATATATGTAACAAAGGCAGTTTCTACTATTAGTTTTAGAGATGTACACTTACATTCTGAATTACCACAATACACAATACTTAATAGTGGTGAAAAAGATGGATATGAAGGTGACTATCTGAAACGTCATTGGATTATAGAAAACTATTGGTATAAGCACTTGATGGGAGAAAAGGCACAAGGCATAAAAGCAGCAACAGGTAATTTAAATCCTGCATCAGCAACGGCAAATTTACAGGGATTTAGTTGGAAAGCAGATGTTATAGAAAAATATGTAAATGAAGGTGCAGAACTTAGACCTTACTTAAAATACTATATTGCTAATAACAACTTATATCTAAAGGATAACGGTAGTATTCTTAATATTTTTGGTGTTACTCAGAAAACATATATAGATGAAACTACACCTGTTAGAGTTTATACAGATAACACCTATACACCTTACAACTTTGGTAACGTTATAAAAGTAAATAAGCCTGAGTTTGTAGTTTATACCAAATCTGAAAATCCAAAAATGTTTGCAGAATTTGAAAAACAATTTACACCTGAATATTCAGACGGTATTACTACAAGAGAATTAGATAACTTTATAACCTTTGAAGATTCAGCGGTTAAAGAAATAATAGTTAATAAGTTTGGAACAAATGGTGAAATAACTTTCAAACAAGCAGCACAAGTTACTAATGAACAATTAGAAGGACTTTTTAATGGTAATACTACAATTACAAAGTTTAATGAGTTTGTTTTCTTTACAGGTATTACAAAGATTAGTATTAGTGATGATAGTAACCTATCAAAAACTAAAAGCCCGTTTTATGGTTGTGCTAACTTGCAGGAAATAACTTTACCTGAAACTGTAACTGACTTAGGTTATAGAGCATTTGACCAATGTAAAAAAGTAACAAAGATTAATCTTAATAATATTGTCAGGTTTGGTTTTTGCAGCGGTCAAAATCTTGGTGCTACGTCTAAATTAGTAATAAAGTTACCTTCTTATATGGAAATATATGGAAGTAATACAAGTATATTTAGTAACGTATATGGTTTTGAACTAATAGAAGGTAGTCACTTACATATTAATTGTTTAAATGGGAAATCAAGAAGGTTACTTAGTTGTTGGGCAACAGATGGAAGTAGTTATAGTGGCGGTAAACCTTTTTCTGTAACTTTAGAAGCAGAAACTATAGATGACCACACTTTCTATTATGTAAAAAATATTACTAATATTGAGTTTATAGGAGTTAAACAAATAATTAACGGCACTCAGTTTACACAGTGTGAAAGACTGAAAAAGATTATTATTCCTGATACTTGTGAGAGTTTACAAGGTGAAGATATGTTTATAGATAGTTCATCTGTAGAAGAAATAAAGTTACCTGTAAATTCTAAATGTACTACAATTCCGTCAAAGTGTTTTAGTAATCTGAAAAAATACACAGATTTATATATACCTGATAATTTCACTACTATTGCTTATGGAGCCTTTGGTGGTGGTGATGTAACAAAGAAACTAAAAAGAATATATATAGGTACAGGAATAACAAGTATTGGTGACAGGGCTTTTAGTTCTTCACATAATCTTGTAGAAGTAGTTATTAAAGCAATTACACCACCAACTTTACATCAGGATGCTTTCAAAGACTGTAGTGATAATTTTAAAATATATGTACCTAAAGCAAGTGTAGAAGCGTATAAGGCTGCAAGTGTTTGGAGTGGTTTTGCTGATAGAATTTTTGGAATATAATTAAATATTTATAGATATGGAACAAAGACAATTAGACTTAAATTTTAATGAGGATAACAGAACCGTTGAAGGAATGGCTGTTGTTTTTGAATCCCCGTCTGAAGATTTAGGTTGGATAGAGACAATACACAGGGGTGCTATTACAGAGGACACTATTAAAGCATCAGATGTGTTTGCAAAGTTCAATCATCAGGATGATAAAGTATTAGCCAGGAGCAAATACGGTGAAGGTAGTTTGTTACTTGAAGTGACTGATAAAGGTGTGCAATATATGTTTGAAGCACCAAAAACAACTTTAGGTGATGAACTGTTAGAATATCTTCACAGGGGAGACATAACACAGAGTTCTTTTGCGTTCACAATTCCTAAAGAAGTAGGTGCTGAAAGATGGTATAAAAAAGATGGAAAGATTTACAGGGATATTTTTAAAATAGATAGGTTATATGATGTTTCCCCTGTTTTTCAACCTGCTTATAACGCTACTACCTGTTCAGCAAGGTTTGCAGAAATAAAAGCAAAATCAGATGAAATAGACAATAAAATGAAATTATTAGAAGAAGAAATTAACAGCCTATGAACAGTTTAGAGATTACAGACAAAAAGGAACAATTAAAGAAAAGAGCCTTAGAACTTATTGACACCTGTAAAGTAGAAATCAGAGACTTTACAGAAGCAGAACAAACAGAGTATAACTCTATTAAATCAGAGATAGAGCAACTTAATGAAGAACTCAGGAAACTTGATGTATGCCTGACAGCAGATAATAACACAAAAACTAATAAACAAACTAAAATTAAAACTAATATGGAATTTAGACTTATTAAGGCTATCAATGACATAGCCAATAACAGAAATCTTGATGCAACTGCAAGTGCAGTAGTTAGCAAAGGTAGTGAGGAAATGAGAAA